CACCATTAAGCAATAAACTATTCACAGCACTTATTGATTCGTTTACGTTTGGATTTGTTTTGCCAGTTACCAACTTGAAGCCATTGTTTTGCAACACTATGTGATCACTCATGCCCATGCTGTTGGTGTTTGTTCTTGATCCTGTGGCATCTGGATATGCATAACGTTGTCTTGCAGTGCCATAACGTCTGTTTATTTCTTGCACCAATTCCATTGTGTTACTACCGTATATTTCTATTTCGTCTATGATGTGTAAGCCTGAATTAGTCTTTACACATATACTTGCAGTGATAGGTGACACGTTGAAGTCTATTGCACAATGTATTGGTGTGCGATCATTGAACTGATCCCAATTGTATTTTTGTCTGTTTAGTTTGTCATCAAATGCATAAAAGATAACGCCTGAATAAGATACAAATTGACTCATGTATTCTTGTTCAAAGTCTCTGTCTGATAAGTCCAGTCTTGCTGATTCTATTTCATCCTCATCCACATTCAAGCCTTCCAGTGTGGTGTATTGAAAAGATTCCCATCCTTCAGTGTGGTCTGCATTTATCCACATGTCATAAAAATGGTTTCTGCCCTTAGGTGATCCTATGAACAATGCATGTCCTTTCATATCTGATAACGTTGGTCTGATAACCACCCATGCATCTGGATTCATGTCAGCAAACTCATCCATCACAACAAAATTGTATTTGCCACCACGTAATGCATCATAGTTCTCTGAACTACGCAAGGTGATTGTGCTACCATTAACCAATGTGATAGTAAGGTCTGATTCGTTTATTTTCTTTACCCAGTTCTTGTCCAACAGCATGCCTTTGAGATCATTCCACCAAATGTTTTTACACTGTTTGTATGTGGGTGCAACTGCCAGTATGCGTTGTTCTGGATGTCTTGCATACTTGGCCATTTCATTCATTGCCAGCCAACTTTTACCAAAACGTCTACCACAAGCGGCAACACGAAAACGTGCGTCACTGTTTGATATGGTTTGTTGCGGCTGGGTTAACTTCATTTTTTGATTAACTTGCTCTCTGCCGTAAAGGCTACACAGATTAATGGTATTGCAAGGAATAACCAATATGGGCTAACTGTGCCAAACACAACTCCTGCAAGTAATATGTTACTGGCAAGGTTAAGTGCGTTAGGGCTTTGAGTTTGACTGTCAAGTCTTAGGTCTGGTAATTTCATCTTCATATCTCCAAATAAGGCGGGAAGCCTCTGACTATCCCATTGCGGCATTGTTTGACGTGTTTGCCTGGGCAGAGGTCTTATTCCCTGTTAAACTATAATTCTACTTCTGATTGGTTATCATTAATCCAAGGTAGAACTTTATCTTCATCTTTGCCCATTGGGTTTTCTGATTGACCCAGCATTTGTTTGCCAAGCCATATCAACATCACACGATCATGCTTTGTTAGTGCAAGATCAAGTTGAGCTTTGCGTAAACGTTGCTTCGTTATGATCCTGTTTTTGTCAATAATATCACGAAAGTTGTCCACAAAGGTTTGCAATTTAACACCGAAGAAGTCTGCCATTTCCTTGTTTGTGCAGTGATATTGACTGAGTTGTGCTACCTGCTCTTCTGGTATCACAATCTTGTCTCTGCCTATTATTCTACCTGTGACTGTTTTCTCACCATATTTCACATTGGTTACAGCATAAGGTTTATCAAGGGTTGGTTGTTCTTGGTCTGTTATTTGCTCACTCATATTGGCTACTCGTGTTAAATCAGAACTATATTGTTCTGTGGGCATGTTTATTTATCGTTTTTAGCAGATCCTACATGAAAAACAGATCGTCTGGTGTTGTGTGCTGATATGATTGTGTTGCCCCACATGAATATATCACCCAGTTTGCTGGTTTTTGTTTCACAGAATATGTTTATTTGTGCTATGTCTTGTTCTGACAAATCTTCATATTCTTTCAGCAACAATATGTTTCTCATTTGACCGAAGTTGAAACCAGAAGTTCCTAAGGGTGTTTTACCCAGCATATCATTTAATCGTTTTTGTGCTTTGCG